GTTTCTTGTCAGTTCACAGCAGTTGTGTAGTATATTGAGGCAAACGGTACTACTTTATGCGCGCCTCTGAACTGCTTCGTAATAAGTTCGGCGTTAGTCAGCTGTATAAGCACGAGGTCAAAGACGGCGACGAAACGGTGCTTGAGATCTACTGGCACCCATTGACCATTGCAGAGCGTGAGTCCATCCAGAAAAAAGCCGGATCGGATGATGCCAACGATTTTGCGCTGGGCATGATGATCGAAAAAGCGCTTGACGTTGACGGTAAGCGCCTGTTCCAGGACGGCGAAAAGGCAGCCCTCAAAAACGCCGTCGATGCTTCCATCCTGCAGGAAATCCAGCTAGCCATGCTCTCTTCCGGAGCTGAAAACAAGGTGGAGGAAGCGAAAGCAGACCTCAAAAGCAAATAGCGACTGGTATTTCATCTATTTCCTCGCCAAGGAACTAGGAACCACAGTCGCTCAGCTTGCCCAGCACCTAACCCAAGAAGAGCTGATTGGCTGGGCCGCTTACTACGAGCTGTATAGCGAGCAACAAGAAAAAGCAGTGCAGAACGCCAAAACCGGCGCTAGGGCGCGCTCAATGAGTGCGCGGTAGACTGGAGCGTAAGACTCTACGTGCTTTCTCGTGGCCCAGTACGACGTAGATATACTGTTAAAAATTGCAGGCCAGCAAGAGCTAAAAAACCTGCAAACTAAACTGGGCGCTGCCGAAAAAGCCGCAGAAGGATTAAATAAAAACTTACGTGCTCTCAACAAATTTGATGTTTCGGGGGCTACAAGACGTGTAAATATAGAGCAAAAATTACTTAATATCACACGAGAACGCTTAAAACTACAGAGACAATTTAACGAGTCAACTTCAGAAGGGAACAGAAAAGCAAGACAAGCGGCTGCTGATTTTATTCGACGCCAAAGAATTTACAGGCAAGGCATGGCTCAATATGCAGGTCCTATAGGGCCTGGTGCTGCAAGCCCCATACCAGAATCCAGTCCCGTAGCGTTAAGTACGCAGTTGCGGGGGCGTCTTAATAGGCAACTAAAAGAAGCAGCAGACTTGCAGGCGCACCTGGGGCAGATGGAAAAACGTAGTTTAGAAACAAATAAACGACTATTAAATAATCAAAAACTACAGAGAAAAGAGTTAGGTAAAATAGTAGATGAAAAAGTAAAAGGAATTCAAGCAGACAAAAAGGCAGCAGACCGAGCTGCGCAAAATGCGCGTAAAGCTAGACGAGAAAGAGTCGGTGCGGCTATCAGTGCAGGTGCGTTTCCGCTGTTGTTCGGCGGCGGTCCGGGGATGGCACTTGGCGGCGCAATCGGCGGCGGTATAACCGGCAAAACTTTTGGTCCAGCCTCCATCGCTTTACAGGTTCTTGGTGGAGCGGTAGATAGCTTTGTAGCCCAAGCAACTGCTGCAGGGCAGGCGCTGCAATCCACGGGGGGAGCCCTCGAGTTCGTTCGTGAAAAATCTTTGTTTAGCAGTGAGGAAGCTGAAGATCTTGCTGCAAAACTTGAAGAGCAGGGAAAAGTACAAGAACTCGCCACGCACTTAACAAATGAACTGACAGATGCTCTTGGAACGTCTGGCCTTATTGCGCTTCAAGATTTAGGGGCTACTACAGATGAGACGACAAAGCTGTGGAATCAGCTGACTACGCAGCTTCAAATTTTAATTTCAGGCCCTTTGAACGGCTTCTTAGAGCTTGTAAATAAAATCCTTGGAGCTGTAAATGAAGGACTCAAGCCTACGGCTCAACAGGATTTTGTCGCAGTCAGAGACAGAATTTTAAAAAGCGGAACTGCTGAGCAGATAGCTCAAATTCAGGCTATTGAAGCGCAAGTCAGAGGAACAGTTTCAAGAAATGTGAGAGGAGGAGGTACTCAAACAGAAATGGGAGTGTTAGGCGAGGCTCAAGCTCTTGCGGGTTTGGAGCTTGTAGAAAAAGCAGGGCTCATGCCTAAAATCGCTGTTACCAAAGAAGATCTAAGAACAATCACGCCTCCAAGGAGTAAAGCGGCAGGAGGTGTAACAGATTCAGAAAAAGCGGCTGCAGCACTTAGAAAAGCACAAGAAAGGCTGCAAATCATGCAGCAAGAAGGCAGCCTTGCGAGAGAGCTGAAGAAGCTTGATTTTGAACGCGCCACGGAGATAGATAAAATCAATAAGCTTGAATCTGCTACAACAGAAGAGCGTTTAGCGGCTACTGACGCTACTAACAAATTGTTTGAGGCAAGAAAAGGCGAGGCTATAGGCAAAGCGTTAGGTGAAGATCTTCAAAAAGCTATAAAACTAAAAGAAGCTCAAGAAGACGTTCTGAGGCCTTTGGAGGATCAGAGGAGATTGCTTGAAGGCAAGCTGGAAGGAAATGAAGAAGAAGTCCGCTTGCAGTTGGAGATCGAAAAGATTCTCAGGTCAGTTGAGGGCTTGAACGAAAAAGATGTTGAGGCTGCTGTCAGGAAGAATGCTGCACTGGAAGAGCAAGTAAAACAAGTTGAAAGGCTTGAGAAGCTATATCAACAGGTTGGTTCCGCCATTGAAAACGCACTGGTTGACGGGATCATGGCTGCCATTGATGGCACGAAGAGCCTGCAATCAATCGTTTCTAGCCTTCTCAAGGACGTCGGAAAGATGTTCTTGCAGTTTGGCATCAGAACTGCTCTTAACTCTGTTAGCCCTTCTGTATTCCCACTGGCGCAGGGTGGATTTGTCTCCAGCCCTACTCGTGCGCTTGTTGGTGAAGGCGGTCAAGGCGAGTACGTTATTCCAGAAAATAAGATGCGTGAAAGCATGGCGCGTTACTCGCGTGGTGCTCGCGGGTCTGCTGTTGTTCCAGGTGCAGGGGATTCTGGAACGTCAAGCGAAGGCGGCGGAACAGCAGTTGCCGCACCAATCGACGTTCGCTTCAACGTGGAACGCATCAACAATGTTGATTACGTCACCGCTGAGCAATTCCAGGTTGGGCTTGCAAGAGCAGCACAACAGGGTGCAACTGAAGGTGAGCGCCGCGCCATGAGGTCACTGCAAAACTCATCCGCTACCCGTAGGAGGCTTGCCGTCTGATGGAATTTAATTACGGGCACCTCATCGACGTTGGCCCTACCGGCAACCTGACCCAGTACCGCTTTCAGAACTATGCAGTAGGCCAAAGCGTTGGCGGATACTCGTTTCTGCCGTTTGCGTTTGGTGGAGCGGTGGCGTCATTGTCAGGCGACAACCTTGATGCAACACTGCAGTTCGCCAACACAAGGATTACTCGAAACTTCGTTACCGAGGCTTTAGACAACACCTACGTTGCCAAGGTGACGACCGTGCTTTGGGATTCTTCGACCTATGCCGTCGAGAAGACGCTGTATGAATACTTTGGGGCTTGCTCTTCTGGCGGCTGGGATGAAACGGCGATTCAAGTCCAGCTGAACTCGGTGCTGGATGCAGTGCAAGCCAACGTTCCAGGGCGTCGGTTGTATCGGCAGCAGGTTGGCAACATTCCGTTTACCGCTCAGGTCAATGTGTAGTGACCTAATTGGGCGAAAGTACAGCTACGGCAAGGATGACTGCATCCATCTGGTGATTGACGCATTGGAGCGTCTAGGCATTGCCAATCCAGGCGTAAAGGGAGCTTGGTACGAAATGACGCCAAGGCAGGTGTTGAGAGAGCTGAATCATTATTGTGAGCGACTTGATCGTCCTAGTTATGATGGCGACATAGCATTGCTGGACGTTAGGCCGCTGGCCTTCGGAGTCTTATGGCAGAGTGGCGTCCTTTACATCAATCCGTACGTTTCCGCAGTGGACTGGAAGCCGGTGGCCAATCTTACGATCCGCCGCTCTTACCGTACGAGAAGTCGTTAATTACTGCACTTGATTGCAGTGAAGAGGAGTATAAAAAGTTTGTACGTTATGCAATGCAGAGGGCGTATGTGCGCCCTGCAGAGTATGCAAATGTCCCAGATATTCAAGCAATTTTTGAGCCTATCACCACGCTGGGTGTGCTGGTTCCTACTGTTACAGCAAAAAGTACAACAACGATTGTTCTTACAAACCTTGCAGTCGGTGTTGCTCTTACCGCAGCCAGCCTTTTGCTAGCGCCGAAAGCGCCATCACTTGAAACAGACAAAATTAAGCGTAAAAAACTTGCTGATCAGGTTGGTCCTAGTCGTTTCAACCAAACGACAAGCTTTGACAACGCACCAAGTCTTGCTGAATTAAATCAGCCGATTCCGATTCCATTCGGCAAGCGTGGGACTGGAGCGGATGGTGTTCTAACTGGCGGTTTAATTCTTGTGCCAGCATTGGTCTGGTCTCGCCTTTATGCGTACGGCACTTATCAAGCGTATGAAGGCGTTTATGTCACTGGAGAGTTTGGTCTTGACGAGCCTGATCTGGGTGGAATTCTGATTGGTACTCAAGCGTTGAATGCGCTTGGCAACAGAGATTTTGCCTTTTATTGGTCGTCGAAGCAAGGCAACAATCGACCCGCAACATTGCTGCATGGCACTCAAGGCCCTGGAGCAACTGGCACGGTAGGTCGACAGGTTTTTACTTCACCAACTAACAACGGTCAGTTCAGCAATGATTTCTCCATGGCTTACACGCCAAGTGGAGACACAACGTTTGGAACGTCAACGCCAATTCACAACGGCAGTGCATATCGGTTTAACTGGCAAATTGTCAGTGCTCCATTTGCGACTACCAAGGGCGAAGACAATAAAGAAGCACGATTCCAAACGCAGGCACAACGCCGGAAGATTGCTGGATCGTTAGCTGATGTACTGCATATTTCTAATGAAGAGGCTGGTCAGCCCGGTGTCGGCAGAGCGTATTCACGCCACATGGGCTTCGTCAAGCACAGCAGAACAAATGGCGGAAATTTTATTGAAGACAGAACTATTGTGAACGTAGCTGCTGGAGATACAGCGGTTTTTGAGATTGACAATCGTGACGGGGCTTGGAAAGAGTTTGAAAAAACTGATTTTGACGGAACAGAGGTTAATCTTCAGGATCTGATCGCTCAAGCAAAGAGCTGGCGTGAAAGGGCTTCTGACTTGCTTGCTGTTGGAACGAAATGGATTATTGGTGCAAGCACTTGGATTGTTACTCGACGCGAGGTGACTGGCGAGCAGATATTTATTACTTTTGAATGCGTCGCTTTGCTCGGTGTTTCAACTTTAGGAATTCCTGGCAGGAGAACCGTTGAAGAGCCGCTAGGCGGCTATGAAGGCAAAGATTTTAACGAGACAAAACATTGTGGAGCGGCGTTTTTCAATGTTTGTCGCCAAAATGTTGCAACAATCAGACCTGTTCGCAAAGACGCAGAGGTTATTGAGCTAGGAATCAGGAGCCAAGTCTGGAATCGGGCATCAGGATTATGCAACTTCAATGCGATTCCTTCCCCTCAAAAGCTGCTCAATCTAGATCAAGATGATGTTGTTCTTGAAACTGGACGCATTGATAAATACTTCAAGCGATCATCCTGTTTCTCTCTTTGGGTTCGACCTGTCAAAGAGTATGGACAAAACCAAAACACCTGGGTTCGTATCCCACAAGTGTTTTGCGTGCAAGGCAGCGCACCAATCACTCAAAACAATTTTCTAAGAATCCGTCCAAGGGTTTCGGGTTTTTATGAATACCGCCTTATTCCTCGCACTGGTTCGGATATTGCCATCAATAGCATTGACACAAACACTGCCATTGTGTTGGATGCCACTGAAGGCGTTCCTTACACTGGAGCGGGCTTTGGTAGAGACTATCCGACCCAGTACGGCAACTTTAGGATTACAACGCAGGGCAGAGAGGTTTTTATCAGCGAGCTTCGTCTAAACGATGAGCTGCAAACCAAGCCAGGCGTAATTACAAAAGCTACTAAAACAGCAAAGCCAACTTCGCTTCAAGTAACCAATATATTTTCAGACAGCGGCAGTCCTTATCTAATCAAAAACGCTTGGATTACGGAGTTCTTGGGTTATGCAAGAAACAACCCAGGCGCGACAAAAAGTAAGACACGTCAAATTGATCTTGGCGGAGGCAGGTCCATAACAGTCAATGTATTTTCAACGTCTATCGTAGGTCAGCTAGGTGTCACTATTGGAGACGCTTATTTCAAGGCCAATGGCGGCAGCCCTTATATTTGGAAAGACATTGGCATATCGGTTGTAGATTCAACGGGTAACTTTTCGGTTGGCGATAGTTTTAACATTACAAGAGATGTATCAAGCAACAATGACTTTCGCGACTACGCTCGGAAGCTTGGCCCTAAGTACAACAATGTTACTTTCAGCCTGGTTGTTACGTCTGTTCAAACAGGCAATCCCTCTAATGTCAGAAAGGGTGAGCGTACTTTTGAACTCAACTCTCAGGTTTCGGACTGTAGCCACTACACAGAAATTACTAAATCAAATGAATCCAGTCCCGAGCATGAAGTGTCGTACGTTAACGAATACATTAGCAATGAAAGCCCAGCTCAATATGACGGAATGTCCACTGTTGGATTTACTGTCAAATCAAGCGGTGAGCTTGCTGGAATCAGTCAAATGCGGATATGGGCAGAGACAGGCATTCCTGTGGAGCGTTTGATTGAAGGCGACAATAAGCCCAGCAACTTGTTCGCTGATCTTGTTCATTATCTGCTGTCAAATAAGACTCAAGGCGTTGGCAACGTCGTGCCAGCAGAGCTAATTGACAAGGATTCCTTGAGGACGACTGCCAAGTTCTTGCGGGCCAACAAGATCTTTTATGACGGTGTACTTGAGGACAGCGAGAGTTTCCGCAACTTCATCTATGACACTGCACCTTTGCAGCTCTGTACGTTCACGATCAAGAACGGTCGCTTCGGAATGCAGCCTGCGTTGCCCTTTGATCCCAGCAATCATCAGATCAGTCTGCAGCCGATTCAGGCTGAGCAGATCTTTACGGCTGGCAACATCATCGAAGGTTCGTTGCAGCTCCAGTACATCGACGTTTCGCAGCGTGCAAACATTCGAGCCCTTGTTACTTGGCGTGTCCCAGTAGAAAACAATCTGCCGTATCAGGCTTCTGCGTTGCTGTTCTGGGCGGATCTGTCTGTTGATAAGCAATCAACGACTGAGCAGGCATTTGATCTA